CGCCATACTGCTATGAGGCCAAGCGCCTAGACAGGTATCGCAGATGAGCAAGACCCGCAACACCCCGCACGTCTACACGCTGTCGACCAAGCACCTCGGCATTCAGTGGTACCCCGGCAACGTTGAGGGCTGGCACAGTCCATCGATGACGCAGATTGAGAAGTACCGGATACGCGCCGCGTACGGCGACCTGGATGACTAGCTGGCGTACCAAGCCGCTGCCGCGGAACTGGGGCAGGACGCATCGCCGCATACTGAGGCGAGATCGTTGCGTCTGCTATGTGTGTCATGGCAAAGGCGCGAACAGTGTCGACCACATCGTGCCCGTGTCGCAAGGCGGCGGCGAAGAGGACAGCAACCTTGCCGCTATCTGTGCTCCCTGCCATGCACGCAAGACGGCACAAGAGGCGAACGCTGCCAATCCTATGGCGCGGACGCGGAAGCGGGAAGAGGAGCGGCACCCGGGAGAGATCGAGCCGGGTGGGGGGTCACCCCCGGCCCCCTCTGCGCTAAAACGGGGAGCATAGCACCTCCAAACCGCTACGGGTTCACAAGTTTAGCACACCCCAGCCGACACGGCAACCAGTAGGAGGCCGACATGGCCGAGCACGGCCCCATACCGAAGCGATCCGAAGAGCGCAGGCGTGAGAACAAGCCTGAGACACCCATTGATTCAGTTCCCGTCTCCGGCTCCGTCCAGATTCCACCCGCCAATCCGAAGTGGCACCCGACCGCCCGCCTCATTTACGACTCGCTCCCCTCGTCCGGTCAGGCCAAATTCTATGAGCCGTCCGACTGGTCAACCGCATACCTGCTCGCTGAGTCGCTAAGTCGTGACCTCAAGCCGCAGTCCATCGGGATCACAGATGAAGGCAAAGTTATCCGCGCCTACGTCCCGCTCAAAGGCGCGTCCCTCGCTGCCTACCTCAAAGGCTTCGCCGCCCTCGGCGTCACGGAAGGCGACCGTCGCCGCATGGGCATCGAGATCGACCGCAAGCCGCAGAAGCCGGCGCTGACCGCAGTCACCGTGATGGATGAATACCGCGACGCCCTCGGCGGTTGAGAGATGTTCAACGAACTCAACTTCTTCGCTACTGCGTCTGAAGCAGAGTCAGCCAGAAAGTCTGCGGGAGTGGCACCGTTCGACTGGGCCACGCGGTACGTCTCAATCCGCTCTGCGTTCGAGGGGATGCTCGCCTACGCCATCAACGACATGGTGCGCTGGGAGTCAATTCCCGAGTCTTGGCGGTCTGACCTGCGGCTGAGGATGCTGCTTTGTGGTGCCCGGCGCGAACGTTGAGCCGGTACTCATCGGCCCGACCTGGCAGCGCGGCGAAGACGGCAAGTGGATATTCCCTAGCCGCTCGCTTGGCTGGCAGGCGATCCAGTGGGCCGGCGAATGGCTGCAGCACGAAACCGGGAAGCCGTGGCGGTACACGCCTGAGCAAGCGCGTTTCCTCCTGCACTGGTACGCAGTCGACGACGACGGCCGATTCCTCTACCGCGACGGCGTGCTGCAAAGGCTCAAAGGCTGGGGCAAGGATCCGCTCGGCTGCACGCTCTGCGCCTTCGAGTTCGTCGGCCCCTGCCGCATAGACCCGAGCGGGAAGACGGTCCTTGACCCCTGGGGTAACGAGCACCCGGCTGGCGTGTCGCATCCGCAAGCCTGGGTGCAGACCGCCGCCGTCTCGATCACGCAGACGAAGAATACCATGACGCTATTCCCCGCCTACTTCACGAAGGCGGCGCTGAAAGAGTACGAGATCGACCTGGGCAAGGAAATCATCTACGCCCACCACGGCGCCCAGCGCATCGAAGCCGTCACGAGCTCGCCACGGACGATGGAAGGTGCGCGCTCCACTTTTGTCCTTCGCAACGAGACGCATCACTGGCTCTCCAGCAACGAGGGTCACGAGATGGACGCCGTGATTGACCGCAACCTCTCGAAGTCACCGGACGGCGCGGCGCGGGCGCTGTCGATCACGAACGCCTACGAACCCGGCGAGGAGTCGGTGGCTCAGGTAGCGCGCGAGGCTTACGAGAACATCGTGCTCGGCAAGTCCGTCGACGTTGGTTTCCTCTACGACTCGATTGAGGCCCCGCCGGACGCGACGCTCGACCCGGAGACGCTGCCGGCAACCATAGACGCGATTCGCGGCGATGCGACGTGGCTCGACATCCCGCGCATCGTCCAGGCGATACAGGACAAGCGGAACCCACCCAGCCGCAGCCGCCGCTTCTGGCTCAACCAAATCGTCGCCACCGAAGACGCCTGGTGTACGCCGCAGGAATGGGACGTGCTCGCGGATAAGACGCAGCACGTCGATGAGGGCGACCTAATCTCCCTCGGCTTCGACGGCAGCCTCACCGACGACCACTCGGCGCTTATCGGCTGCCGCATATCCGATGGATATGTATTCACGCTCGGCGTGTGGGACCCGGACAAGTACGGCGGCGAGGCCCCACGCGAGGCCATCGACGGCGCGGTCCGGCAGGCATTCGACCATTACGACGTGGTCGCCTTCTTCTCGGACCTGCACCCGTGGGAGTCGTATGTGGACGCCTGGGCGAGAGACTTGGGCAAGGACCTTTGCGCCGCGGCCAGCACGAAGCACCGCGTCGCCTGGGACATGCGCGCCCGCCAGAAGGAATTCACCCTCGAAGGCGCCGAGCGCGTCCACAATGAAATCACGGAACAGGTCTTCAAGCACGACGGCGACGCGCGAGTCCGGCAGCACGTCCACAACGCTCGGCGGCGCCCGAACGCCTGGGGAACCTCGTTCGGCAAGGAACACCGCGAGAGTCGGCGGAAGGTCGACTCCTTGGCCGCGCTGATTCTGGCGCGGCTGGCCCGGCATACGTACCTGGCGCTGCCGGAACGCAAGCAGCGACGCAAGCGGCAAAAGGCAGCATTCTTCTAGGAGACGTACATGGCAGGATTCACCGTAGCATACGCCCGCACACAGCTCGACGCCGGTATCGTCAATGGCGACGTGCTGCGCTATTCGGAGAACGGCGCGGCCGCTTCGACGCACGTCGCCGCCACCAGCATCGCGGCTTGGACCGCCGCCACAAACGCCGACCCGGCGCACCGCGTGAACACCGGCGCCGTCGACTCTGCGGGCTGCGACGCCGACACCATCTCAATCACGACGTTCAGCGTTTGGGACTCGGCCTCGGCAGTGCAGAAGACCGACTGGGTCGCGCTCGGCGGCGGCACCCGCGTGCTGATGACCGGCGACAAAATCTCGTGGGCCGCCGGCGCCGTCGACGTCACGATGACCTGATATGGCATCCCTCGCTATCTACTCCGCCGGCCTAGCGACACCCGCCGCCGCTGCCGCAGCGCCGTACACCGAACTCAAGGGCGCCGCCTCCGACCGCGCCCGACTGTTGCGCGTCGAGATCGTCGTCAACGCCGCGACCGCATCCAGCATCGGCCTCTATCGCACTGCCGCGCAGGGTACGGCGTCCACCACCGTCATCGGCCAGCCGCACGACGCGGGCGACCCGGCTGCCACGGCAATCCCCGCAATCGCTTGGTCTTCCGCGCCAACAATCTCGACGAACGTGCCGCTACGCCGCATCGTCACGCCGGCCGTCGCGGGCTATCCGATTATCTGGGACTTCACCGGGCAGGAGATCGCCGCGGTGGCATCCGGCGGGACAGCCTCGTTCGTGCTCTGGAACTTCGGCGCCGCTGCGGGCAGCGTCCTGCACGTAGCCTGGACGTGGGCCGAGTAGCGTGAGCCTCTCGGGCTTCCGCTTCGGTGTCACCAACGTCCTCAGCTCACTGCGGAAGGCGACGCCGCCGCCAGTAGGCGCGCAGAAGACGCCGCCGAACACGCTGGAGTACCTGCAGGCAGGAGAAGGCCCCGGCCCGCAGTCGTACCCGGCCACCGGCTCCGTGGGAGCGACGACGGCCATCTCGGGCACGGCGACGGTCAAGCGCAAGGCGACCGGGGCCACGGCTGGCGCAGTAGTCACGGGCGCTTCTGCCGCCGCCCTCGCGAAGCACTTCGCTACCGCCACCGTCGCCGCCACGACCACGGCGGCGGCTACGCCAACAACGAAGCGCGCGGCCACCGGCACTGTACCCGCCGTCGCGGGATCGTCGGCAACGCCCACGACGAAGCGGGCGGCCACGGGCAGTTCCGCCGTAGCCTCGGGATTCAACGGCACGGCGACCGCCAAGCATCCGACGACGGGCCTAGCCGGCGCGGTCGTCACGGGCACGAGCGGTATCGCCACAGTCAAGCGCCTCGCGGGCACGGCCGCGCCGAACAACGTCGTCACGACGCTCTCGGGCGCGGCCACAGTCACAGGGGCACAGACAGGGAACTACGCCACCGGGCAGGTGGGCGCGGTCGCGGGATTCTCGGGCACGGCGAACGTCACGCGGGCGGCGACGGGGTCGGTATCGTCGAGCACGGGCATCGCGGGCGCGGCGCAGACGAAGTTCGTGGTCACGGGCGGATTCGATGTGGTCACGGCGATGTGGGATGCGACCGTATACGCAACCGTCGGGCTCGTCTCACCAGGTCAAGACTGCGGCATCGCTTCACGAGGTCAAGACCGCGGCATCGCCCCCGACGAGTCGGATCGGGGTCTTCATCAGACCAATTCTAGCGACAGGGGCTTGACATCCACCGGATTCAGACGAGAGGGGCGGTAACGCCGTGACCTATCCAGTGCCCGTCTACGTGGGCAAGTTCGCACCCGTCAGGGCCGGCGATATCGTTGACCTCTTCGTCGACATCACGGCCGACCTGACGGGCGGCGACACCATCGCGACCGTGACGCTCGCCGTGACCGATGCCGAGAATGAGGCGGTCGCAGGCGTGGTCGGCAACCACACCGAGACGGACACGCGCACCGACTTTCGCATCACGGCTCCGGCCGCTGGCGCTTACGTGCTGACTGCCGTCTTCACAATCTCGGACGGTCAGAAGCTCACCAGAGTCGCAAACCTGACGGTGGTCTAGGACATGGCCCTTTCACAGACAGCGGCAATCGCACAGACGAGGCTGATGGTCGGCTGGCGCAGCGCCGACGCAGTCCGCCTCGATCGTCTCTACAGCTACATCAAGGGGCGCCAGAACTTCCTCTGGCTACCCATTTCCGCTCCGCTTGAGGTGCGACGCATCGCCGAAATGTCGCGGGTCAACGTCCTCGGCCTCGTCATCGACTCCATGGCGCAGAGCATGTACGTGGACGGCTACCGGGCCCCGAAGACGACCGAAGAGGAGCCTGCCTGGGACATCTGGCAGCGCAACAAACTTGACGCGCGCCAGCTCGGCGTACATCGCGCCGCCCTGAGCTACGGGAGCGCCTACACCACGGTCCTGCCGGGCGACCCGGTGGCCGTGGTCCGCGGCATCTCGCCGCGCCAGATGACGGCCGTCTACGGCGAGGATGACGACTGGCCCATGTGGGCACTCGAGAAGCGACGTTCCGCAGTGAAAGGCCAAACCCTGTACCGCCTCTTCGATGACCAGAATGCGTACTACATGAGCGCCAATGCGGGCGGCTCGGTCGAGTTTGTCTCGACGGAAACGCACGGCCTCGGCGTCGTCCCGGTCATCAGGTTCCTGTCCAAATCCGACCTCGACGAAGAGATCACCTCAGAGATCGATGACCTGATTTGTATTCAAGACCAGATCGACCTGACTACTTTCGGGCTGCTCGTCGTCCAGCACTACGGCGCGTTCCCCCAGAAATGGATTGCCGGCTGGATGGCCGACACTGATGACGAAAGGGTACAGGTCGCGGCCAACAAGATACTCACGTTCGAGGACCCCGAGACGAAGCTCGGCGAGTTCGCCGCCGCCGACCTGACCGGCTACATCGAGTCTCGCCGTGACAGCCTGCGCAACCTCGCCGCAATCTCGCAGACGCCGGCCCACGCCCTGCGCGGCGAACTCGTCAACCTCTCGGCCGAGGCACTGGCCGCAGCTGAGCAGGCGGAGCAGCGCAAGGTAACCGAAAGGGAAACCATGTTCGGCGAGGCGTGGGAACAGACGCTGGCCCTGGCCGCCGACGTTGCTGGCCTCGAGACCGACCCCGCCGCTCAGGTCCGCTGGAAGGACACTGAGGCCCGCGCCTTCGCCGCCACCGTCGACGCACTCGGCAAGATGGCCACCATGCTGAGCATTCCGGTGCAGGAACTTTGGGAGCGGGTGCCCGGCGTGACGCAGGCCGACGTTGAGCGGTGGAAGTCCGTAGCCGCTCAGGGCGACTCGTTCGCGCAACTGACAGCGATGCTCGACAGGCAGGCCGGCGCTGAAGCCCCGCCAGCGCCGGCTACACCGGCCGCAGTCACCGCCTAGTGGCGCGCACTCCCCTCGGCACCGCACTTACCCAGGCGCACCGCAGACAGCAAATGGCCCTGCGTGCGTCCGTCGTGCGCGACGTAATGAAACTCTGGCCGGCGTGGCAGCCGAGTCGGCCGGATTCCTACCAAGCCTTTGAACGCGCGATGGTGCTCCTGGTGCAGTCGCGCTCCGTCCAGTCGGCGACGCTTGCGGCTCGCTACTACGAGACGTATCGGGCGATTGAGTCCCCGTCGAAAATACTCACAACGGTTCCGCTCGCGGTTCCGCTACCCGAGGACAAGATTCGAGCGGCGCTCGGGGCCACCACGAGGGGCACGGTCTACAAGGCGCTGGCGGCCGGACAGAAGTACGAGACTGTTATGCGTAACACCCTCGTGAACGTGTCGGGCACCGTCTCGCGAGACGTACTGGCCGGCGGGCGCGAGACGATATTCGCCGAGGAGCTTCGCGACCCCAAGACGATGGGCGTGGCGAGGATCACGGGGGCCGCCCCCTGTGCCTTCTGTGCCATGTTGGCTTCGCGGGGCGATGTCTACCTCAGCGCGGAATCAGCCGGACAGATTGACGGCCAGATGATGGACTGGCACCTCCACTGCGATTGCTCGATTGAGGTCGCATACGAGGGCTACGAAATGAACGCCAGAAGCCTCGCGCAGAGGGAGCAGTGGAACAAGAGCGACGGAACGCTCAACGGCTTCCGCCAG